TTCCTTTTATCTGTTCCATTGTAAGATTTCTTGTAAGCTGATGAACCATTGTACTAACCATCTCAAGATGACCAAGTTCATTAGCTCATGGTTGTTGGATATGAATAAATTTGTTTATACAGCAAGACTTATTACCTTATTATAAAGTAATTATATAAAACATTCAAACAAGCGTTTTGTGCATTATGCGAATTGAATTAATTATATAAATAGTTTAAACTTCTACCATATTAACGATTGGAGCGTGATTCGAATGAAAAAAATATTATATTTAATGCTATCTGTAATTATAATTGTGTTCTGTATTGGCTGTGGAAACAACAAGCCATCAGATATATCTAAGAATATGTACGATATTGGCACAAACACGGTTAAGGTCACAGAAAGCTATCTTTCAACAGACATTACAGCTAAAGAAGCAAGCGAGAAACTTAAATCCTTGGAAAAACAGGCTGAAGAATCTTGCGACGCAAATTATTCAAAAGATGATTCAATAAAAACCGAAGTCTCCTGCATTAGTACCTTTGTTAATAACAACTATCTAAGAGAACAATCGTCTGATTCATCAATAAGTTATTCTTCAATAAAAGAAACACTTACAAACCTTAAAAATAATCTTAATATTAAATAAGTAAAAAGGGAAGGCTCAACACCTTCCCTTTTTACTATATTACCTGATAGTTTACACCCTTTCAATATTGCAGATATTAATTGCACATGTTACATCATAGTCTGCAATAGAACCATCATCATTCCAATCTTTAACTATACCAATAACAACTCTGTCTCCTTTAACTTCGATAACATCATATGTGTCATAGTACATCACGAATGAGCCGCCATCATATGTAGCATTAACAAGCACTCTTACCTTATCCCCGACATTTATAGATGTATCAGAAGTCTGATTGTTATTGCTTGATGAATTAATGCATCCGTCATTGATCCAACCCGTTCCGTCATTTACAAGGTATGGGTTGGCAGCCCCAAGGATAACCCTTGTGATTGTTCCACTTGTGAATCCTGCGGAAGGTGTGAGTGGTTCTTCTGATGTTGAAGATGCGTATATTCTGTCATATTCTACATAATCACCTTCATGATACATTGTATCTGTGCTTGTAGAATCTACGACCTCATCAGGCTCTGTTGATGTATCTTCATTACCTGTATTTCCAATAAGCTGATCATATACTTCATCACGCATAATGTCATAGTCAACCCTTGTACCATCATCAAGATGATGGTCGCTTGATTCCTGTGACATAGCGAATTTATCATCACAGATTTCTCCATCATCATTCCAGTGAGCTTCCCATATAAGCGCACCATGTTCAATAAGCTCATCTACGTTCATATAAGTATTAAGCCAGCTATGACTAGCATAGATTCCTTTAGCCTTAATATCTGCCAGTTCATCAAGCCAAACAACGGCTAATGCCTGTGTACTGTAATAATCAATGCCATGTCTTTCCTTATATCCGTCAGCATCCTCAATATCAAGGAATACCCCTATAGGATTGCTCTTGTTATACCACTCTCTAATATGAGCTGCTTCACTTCGTGCCTGCTCATCATCAGCTGCATACTGGTATAAATACAACGCATATGGTATAATTCTAGCTTCACACTCATTTATGTATGTCTGTGCCATGGTGTCACACTGGCTGCACTCGCTATCATCCGCGCTTAAATCACTTCCATATCCACAGCGAATAATTACAAAATCATAATTATCCTTAATATAATCAAAATTAATATCCCCCTGATGGCCACTTATATCTATTCCTTTTTTCATAATTATGTTATTCCTCACTTTCCTTATTATCTTTAAAAGCATCTGTTGTTTTCTGTTCTACCTGACTCTTTAAATTCTTAACAATCGGGTCCAAAAATGGTGGAAGCGTTACACCAATATCATTTATATTTTCTAAAATGCTTATAATCTCGTTACAGATTAGCCAGATTGCCACAACACAAGCCACCAAAAATGTAAATGGTAATGTTATTCCGATAACACCTGCAGAATAAGAAAGGAGTTGGTCCACTATCACACCAACTCCCACCAAAAGCCACATACATATTTTCTTTGCAATTCCTCTTATTCCTTTATAGCTATCAATCTCCTGATTTCTATACTTAGAGGCTACCACTCCTGTTACATAATCAATTAAATTGCATGTTACAAGTAATAATACCGGAATTGCCAAAATTCCCAGAGCACTTAATATAATGCTCCACACCGCTGTTAAAATTACTTTTACTTTTTCCATATGTTTTCCTTTCTGTTGCACTAGTGCAACCAACCACTCTTTTTTATTAATCCATTTTGTTACGAATCGTCATAATACATATGCATGCCTCCTTATATTTAAAAAGCCAGCCCTAAGGCTGGCATATGCATTAAATTCACTTTATATTTCTTTCTCTTCTGAATCTTCTTTAATATCCATTAAGTCATTGTACTGTTCTTCTGTTATTCTTCCAATTGCAAAGAATACATCAATCTTATTTTTCAGGTCATCTGTAAGACCATTTCTCTCTTTTAGCTTTTTAAGTGTTTTAAATAACATTACATTACCTCCAATTCTGTAAGTGCGACAGCATATTCACTGTTTACATATGCTTCTGCTGTCTCAACTTCCATGTCATAAATATAATCTCTGGTGTCTCCTATCTGTTGCTTTATGTAATCCCATCCATTTTTCATGCTTAATGGGTAATTAAATTTTGTATATCCATCCAGCTCCTCTGATGTTATACAAATGTTAGTTGTTGGATAATATGTTTGCATATTCTTAAATGAATTAATTTCTTTATCTGTAAGGTTAATTTCAGATTTGTCATTTCTCACATATGTAAGTGTTACATTATTGTTTGATAACCAATTCTTAAAGTCTTCTAGTGTTGTTTTTCCATAAACACCGAAGTTAATTACTATCTGTACAGTTCCCGAATATTCATTTCTATAAATCTTTCCAATCGTGTTAGTATATCCATTTACTACGCCAAAATGGGTACAATATCCAAACCTCTTCATTGCTGTTGTATCTTTTGTTGTCCATGTAAATTTATCACTATCTGTACTTGTAGATTTCTTCCAGTTCTCCGTTCCTTTTAGTATAATGGAGTCTGTCATTTTGATAAGCTTTCTACTTTCAACATCAATATAATCACTTATATACTGCTGTCCATCAATCGTAATATTTCCGCCTGAGCTAACAGGAATCGCATTAAGTGTATACGGAAAACTCGCTTCTTGTTCCTTATATGGTTCATATTCCGTACATTCTTCGCCTTCTTCAATTTGTATATTTCTAATCGTAATTTCAAAGAGTTTGTCCTGTATGGTTCTTCTGAACTGAATATAAAGCCAACCTTTTTTAATTATTCCTTCAGCCACAAATGTTACTGCAATTTTATTCTTTCCACTTTTAATATTATTATCTTTTGCTAGCAAATTTCCCGTAATAACTTTCTGAAATGCATTCAAACAGAATATTCCTGGATTAGAAGTTTCATATTCAAAACTAATAGTGTATTTTTTTCCTTTCTGGGTGTTAATTTTGCCACTATAATTAACCATAACACCTATAAAATTATTTGTTGTGTCTGAAAGCTTATATTCTTTTCCGTCTTCGCATTGTATAAGATTCTTACCACATATCATAACGCTAGGATTTAAGACATTTCTTATTTCCTGCGGGTAGTCTGGGTTCGGGGACGGAATACCTCCAACATAAGGTTCATAAGCTAATTCTTCACTTCCTACAATTAACATTGCTTTTGCCTTTTCCAAACTGGCTGTACTATCTGTAGTTATTTTTGCGTAATAACTCATTGAAACTACATTTTCAGGTACAATAAAAGTGAAAATGCGCTTGTTAGAAATATAAATGCTTTTTATTAAGTTATTTGAATCATCAAATAACTTAATTTGTCCATCAGTACTCACTACACCTAATGAAAATGTATATGTCTCACCAGTGACAATTTCTATTGTTCCTTCATTTAAATATTTTTGATTAGAACAAATATAGTTTCCATCATTAAATACAATTACATTTTCATCTTTGAGTAAATTATACCCCTTATATTGTTTCTGCTCACTCCGACCATATATAAACATATCCTGTATCTTACCGTTGTCTGAATCTTCTAAGTGATTTTCGCCAAGATTGCTTGCGTAAAATTTTGTTATTTTCTTGTCTGCAAGTTCTTCAATTGCCATTTTAGCTTCTGTACTTATTGATTCAGCTTTTTCTTTTAACTGCTTAATTCCTAATGCATTATTACTGCCCACATCTTCAAGGTTTTGGCACCAATCTTCTGCTTCTTCAATTCTCTCCTCAAGCTTCTCTATATGGAGAGTGTTATTGCTTACAGTATCCTGCATTTCTTGCGTAACTTCTTCTGCCGCATCTCTAGCCCCTTCCATATATTTTCGGGCATTATCCTCATGCATTTTTGCTGTATCCCTAGATGTTGTTGCTAGCATTGCATTTGATACAGCATCACTCGCAGCACTCGCTGCCTTATTTTCCGCCGTCTGTGCGTTCTGTGCATTTTTTAATGCATTTGCCGAGTATTTCTGTGCTGAATCTTTTGCAATTTCTGCCTGTCTAGCCGACTCAGCTGCTTGTGTAGCAGATTCAGTTGCCCCTTCCTGTGCTGTCTGTGCCGTTTGTGCTGCAGATGTAGCATTACTGGAAGCTGTATTTATATTTGGCATATATGTTTCTTCCAATATTTTTTTAAATTCAGCTATGAACTCATAATCAGACGCGACAATATCCTTATCATTTTCAACCTGTTTAAGAATATCATTAAACTGCTTTATATATTGTTCCATCATATCAGCATTAATCTCTGCTATCTGGTCCATGAAATCCTCATATGTTCCAAGTCTCTTAACAACGCCCGGTGCAAAGCACATCCATATTTTCTGCTTTTTTCTATCTGGGTCCACACTAACAGCCCATTCTCCGGCTTTCATTTTCTCAGGGTCAAAATCTTTTTCCATACCCCTTCTTACATATATTGCCATATTTCCTCCTTATCTCGCTGTCGCTGAACTCCACACAGCATCACCAGACATGGAATATAGAACTAAATTACCATCTTCCTGTAACCGAAGTTCATCTCCTTGTACATTTCCTAATATCAATGTTCCATCACTGCTGCCTATATAGCTTTTCTTTTTTTCTCCAATTTTAAAGACGTTATACGGGTCTCCATCAAAAAAATAGTCCTTGCCAAAATCCAATGCATTTATCTCCAATTTTTCGGCTTTTACTTTGTCAATAATCAGAGTATCTATTCCTAATGTAGTTGTTCTTTCTTCTCCCCACATATCAACTCCATAAATAGATATCATTTCGTGAACGTTGTAAGGATTTATTGTTATAGTAACTTCGCTAGTTTTCGCTATTGGGCTTGTATCTTTATTAAACTGTTGCATCTCAAGTAATATTCTTTTTACATATGCAAAATCGAATAAGTCAATTTCTCCATCCCCGTTAAAGTCATATAAATCTTTGTCTAACTGGTCCGCTGTCTCTGCCAATAATGCTGTTCTGATAGTTTCAAACACCTTCATATTGGGTGGAATATATGTCTCTGTGGTTTTCTTAAACATTCCATCTTCTATGTTCCAACCACCAATTCTACCTGCCTGAGCGTCTATTCCATTTTCTGCCCAGCTTCCAATCTCTTTTCCATTTGCATTAAGCATTTTAAGAACGCCATGCATGTTATCCTCTCCTCCGAGAGTAAGCGTTCCACCTTCTATATATGTTGCGGCTATTTTATTAACAGCATTAATATCCATTACCATCTTAGCTGTTATGGTAAAACCATACGGATATGTTTTCCCTCCATCCATGCTCAATCCAATAGCTTCAGCCGTCCATTTTGTAATAAATGTACTTTCTTCAAGTGTTGGTTTGTCGTGCGTATAATATATATAGCCTCCGTCCTCTGCTTTCTGTTCTGTTGTATATAAGCCTGAACCTTTAGCCAATCTCTCAGTCAGCTCTTCTATAGCTTTCTGTCTTAGTTTTTTCTCTTCCGCAACCTTTTTTTCTGCTTCACTGTCTGCCAGCTTTAATATTTTTGTAACTGTAGAGCTGCCTGTTGATTTGGATTCCTCTTCTGTTTTGCAATCACAGCTAATACTTGTATTAGAGCCTATATTGTATGTAACTCTTGTCAGATAGCAATCATATGCATTTCCTTTATTATCCTCAACACACAATGGATCCATAGACTCCAGCCTAAAATCAGACCTTATTTTTCCAGAAAGCTTACGAAATCTCATGCCTGCATACTTTTCTTTAAGCACACTTAATATCTCATTAACATTATCCTGATTTAGCAGTGGATTGTTTGAAATTTCTAATATATATCCATCTTCACCGGCAACATATTTAACATCTTTTATTGTAGCTGCTATACCTGTTATAACAGTATCTTTTGTATCTACTGTTAAATCTGATATATCCCATTTGAATTCTACATCCTGTCTGTCTCCAAATGCTCCACCATCTACATCATCACCAGTTGAATAATCCGTAAAATCTCCACCATCAGCTTTATCTCCAGAATTATAATTCTGAAAATTACCGCCATCCAGATTACCCTTGTCTTTAAACACAACATTGTAATCATTTACTGTTATTATTCCCTCTGTATTGGCTTTCAGAACACTTCCTGCACACTGCATTATGTAACCTGCAAGCTGTCTATACGTCGATATACTACTGTCTATCTCTGTCAAATGTACACTGTCATTAGTAAAAGTCGGTGTTGCCAAGGATAGCCCATTTGCTTCCAACAATGTCCTTAATGCCTGTATATATGTACATGGCAGTTCAAATTCATCAGGATTCAGGTTATTTTCAAGTGCATATACATTGTCATAGCATGTTAATTCAAATATGCCCTTGCTGTAATTTTTACTCTGTACTTTATAGGTTCCTACTTTATGCTCTGTTCCATTGTTAATTATGTAAGGAATTACAGTTGCACTGGTGCAATCTTCCGTATCGAAATACTGGTCGTAATTGGCCAACTTTAATGTAAGAATCCTGCAGCATGTAAACCCCAAACTGAAGCTTCCACTGTCACTTGCAGCATCTTCTATCTTTATACCATTCTCCATAATTCTGGTTTCATCTATCTTTAATACTTTGCCGGAAGCCAGATATATATCAACTCTGGCAGAATCCATCCCTTTTTTGTCAGCCTGTAACATCTTTACACCTCAATTCTGCTAAACTCAAGGCTCCAATACACCTTACCATCTGTACTGCATTCAACTATCTCGGCTTTTCTGTCGCCAACATATATGTCTCTAGAACACATCTTGTATGGGCAACGAACATCTACATATTCCATTGTTGCATAAGATATTCCGTCTACTGCATTCGCTATTTCTGCTGCCTTATTCCACTCAAGTTTGCTCCACTTTAATGGAACTGTATCTTTAACAGCAATAACATCTTTATGCGCTTTCCCATCTAGTGTTCTTCCTGTTTCACTAGAACTTAAATCCGTAATAGTCTGTTGATATGCATCTGGTCGAGGTAACTCTACCCCTGCCAGAATAAATTTAGGTTTAAATCTTCCCATAACATCTCCTATATACCTAATAATGGGTCATATCCTGTTTTATCTCTTTCTTTTGTGTAATACTTTACAAACGCTCTAAACAAGTCTGCCATTTCCCCTCTAAGTTCAACATCTACACCAACATCTACTTTCTGCTCTCCACGAGCCGCAAGTTCTTCTCTCATTATCTTTCTAAGAAGATTCTCCGGTGTTTCAATGTTGGTACCGTGCTTCTGGTCTCCTAATACTGCCGTAAATGGACTATTAGGTGGTATTACTGCTCCTTTAGCAAGGAACGGTATTTTTATTGCTGAGAAAGAAGGTAAAAATGAAAACGGATGTGCTCCTACTATACTTACATTTCTCAATTTGGCAAACGCATTTCCAATCGTATTTATAGGTGCACCCATAACAGTATTGATTCCAGAGATTAATCTGTTTAAAGCATTTGTGAATGTGCTTCCTATGCTAGAAGCAATCTGAGAAAAAGACTCCACTTTAAACACCTTTGTTATGCCATTCCAAGCATCTGTAAATATGCTTTTAAGTACCGTTCCGACTTTTCTAAACGGATATGTTACGGCATCAACCACTGTTTGAATTCCATTTCTAACCATATGAATAGCACCTGATATACCCTTGCAAAGGCCTTCCATCATAAATTGTCCAAATCCGGCAAATACAGTAGAAGGACTATGTATTCCGAAGAAGTTACACACTGCGTCAATAATAGGCTTAACCATATTGTCATATATCCATGTGCCTATGTTCTTTATCAGATTCCATATTCCACCTTTAAGACCTTCAATCAGCATTTCGCCGATATTATTTCCAATATCAAAGAAGAAGGTTACAAATGCAAGAAATGCAGTAACGATTAATTCTATTAAGCCTCTTATTATGCCACCCCAATCTATTCCCTCTATAACCTGAAAAACTGAATTGGCAACTCCAGCCCAATCAACATTTCTAAGAAATTCCGTGAGCATGGAAACAAGACCTATTACAATGCCTGATACGTCCATTCCCAGCTCCTGCCAGTCAACCGTATTGATAAAGTCAGATATACTCTGTGCTAACGATAAACCAAACTGTGACCAGTCAAATGAGGATAAGAAGCCATATATCCAATCAAACGCTCCATTTAACATATTAGCCAGTGTTATTCCAAGTAATGACCAGTCATATGTTTCTACACCAGAATTAATACCATCACCTATATCATTTCCAAATGCCAGAAAATCAAAGTTTGTCAGAAATGTATTAGCAGCCTGTAAAATAGTATTTAATCCATTAGATACTGTCTGCCCTACTGTATTCCAATTAATGCCATCATTTATTCCGTTAAAGAAAGTGGCAAATCTTACTGCTATATTAGAAGCTTCCGTCTGAATTGAATTCCAGTCTATACTCTGTAATGTATTTGTAATTTTCTCTCCGATGGTTCTTCCAATATCAGTCATATCTATATTGTTCCATGCTTCTTTAACTTTCTCAGCAAAGCTCGAAGCCCCTGCATCATCCTGTACATCAAATGTAACTCCTGTACTAGTACTACTGTCATCGGATGTGTTAGAAGACAAAATGTTAAACTCATCTATGCTAGATGAAGCTAATTGCGTTTGTTTACTAACATTTTTTGTTGCCGCAGCCTGTTTATTTAATGCCTTAGCTGCAGCATTACTTGCACTCACGCTTTTACCAAACAATGTGTTTATAAATACTGCCAACTGGTTTGTTATGTTCTTAAGCCCTGCCATAAGTGCATTAATATATGGCAATATAGCTGTGTATATTGGCTGGAATGCAACAAGAAGATTGCCTTTTATTGCAGATAAGGAATCTGCAAACTCTTTATTGGTAGATAACATTCCACCCATCTGTTCTCTAACAGCATTCATGGCTTTTCTTATTACATAAAAGAACAAAGCTGTCTTTGCCAGTTTTGCTATCTTAGACATAGCTCCATGTAGCTTGTCCGATGTCCTATTTACCTTGTTTAAGGTACCTTCCAAGCCGGTAGCCTTGGCCAGAGTTCTTCCAATGTAACCACCCATTACTTTTAGTGTATTGGAAAGCTGTTTCTTTCTGGCTATGCTTCTTTTCTCTGCGGCAGCCTGTTCCTTTTCTGCCTGCTTAACTGCGTCCGCCTCTTCTTTAGCCGCCTGTCTTGCCGCTGCAGCTTCTTCCCTAGCTGCCTGTTTGGCTGCCGCTGCTGCCGCTCGTTCAGATGCTATTCTTTCTTTCTCTGCCTGTCGCGCCGCCGCTGCTGCCTCCCGTTCAGCTTTCTTAATTGCATCTGCCTTTTCCTTAGCTGCCTGCTTGGCTGCTGCAGCCTTAGCTTTCTCATCAGCTTTAGCCTGTGTCGCCTGATCTCTAAGAGCCTGCTTAGCCTGGTCTATCGCCATCTTATTAGCCTGCTGCCGCATATAGTAATCTCTAAGCTCAGATTTGGCATATTCTATAGCATTATTTAATTCTTCTATTGCTGCCTTATCTTCTTTATAAGTCTCAGAATTCTTTCCAATCTCTATAGAAGAATAACCTGCAACTTTATCCTCCAACTCTTCTAGCTGCTTCTTATATTCCTTTATTGACGCAATTATAGCCTGTGGACCATCAACATCATCTAATTTTGCCATTGCCGCATCAACCTTCATACTGGCTTCTGCAGCTTTTATAGCCTCTTCTGATAAACTGTTTAAATCATTCCGGACATTGCTTGTATCAATATCTCCGACTGCCTTTTCCACATTCTTTCCCATATTCTCTATGGACTTGGCTATATCATTGGCCATGCTTTTTAAATCCTTGACATCCTCCTCCATTCCGTCAAGGTTAATAGCGGTGTCAAAGCTAATGGTTCCCTCACCATCTTCTCTTTTTGCCACGCTAGTCCTCCTTAAATAAAAAATAGAGGACTGTATCAGTCCTCTATCCAAATATAGATTCTATAAGTTTTTCTTCCTCGATTTCTTCCTGCGTTTTAACTCGTGGAATATCTATCATTTCTTTATTTTCCTGATAAAACTGGTGCTCATACTTTTCAAGTTTCTTTCCCTTGCTTAGTTTCTGCCTTATATACACAACCTCTGAAAATACACATTCGCCTATTTCCATATAAAAGCCTACAAAGGTCCACCAGTGTATATAACGTTCCATACGAACCTCTTTACCAGCCACCCTGTTTATGGCCGGTATAATTAAGGATTCGTCATGTTCCCAGTCCATCAGTCTTACACTCTGTGTTTTTTCCTCAGAGTAATGTTTTCCGCAGTCGATAAACCACACAGCTTTGTCATATGCTTCCTGTAAATCCTTTGCCGGAATACTCTCATAATTCCAGTAAAGAATCTTCATACAGATATAACACTTTTCTTCATCATTAAGTTCAGGATCATTGAAAGCCTGCATGATTCTTAATATATGTCTGTAATCCGTTCTGATTGCATATGATATACCGCCTACCTTTAATTTGTTTGGAAGTCCGTTCATAAAACTACCTTCTGCCTTTTTTATTCTTGTTACGGCGGTGCTGTCTGTTTTCATATGGTTCAATATAACTATTAACCTTCAGATTAACATTATCCATTGTCTGACCGCATTCTTTTCCAATCAGCTTACCAATTTTATCAATTATCTCTTCTACGAGCAGTCTGCCTTTGCCCACTCTACAGAGTGGAGACTGTCCGGCAAAGAGAATATCGTATACATCCGCATTAAACAGATAATTAAGCTGCTTCTTAAGTTCATTGTCAAATGCTTCTAGCTGTGCTGAAACAATATCCGCATTATCCGCCGGAGTTCCATCTGCATTAATATTCGCTTCTGGGAGGTTGTCAGATATCTTTTCAAGATTTGTGACAACCTCCTTATATCTTGTAAGAATATTAATATCCCCAGGATTAAATCTTAAGACTCTGTTAGAATCACCATTAATCTTGTAACTTTTCAGACCTTCGTCAAACGAAAGATTTTCCATTCTCCTCTACCTCCTACGCTGCTGTAAATGTTGGCACTTTATCAGCCATAGTAACTGTGCCCTGCTTACGGTTTCCATTAAAGCTAATATTATATGGTATTGTAACAGCACCTGCTCCTCCGCCATAGCTCTGTGGTTTCACTACAATATCCTCAATCCATGCTTTAAATGGTCCTTCTACTGTATCAACTACAACCTCAAGAATCTGTGTTACACATTCATCTCCTGTAAGTCTGTTCATGCTTATATCAAGCAACTTTGGATAAATAGCATCCTGCGTATTAGCATAGTATGTATCTACACTTATGGATGGCTCATAACCATTATCCTGAGTTGATAACTCATCCCAGATATTCTTTTTAGTTTCTGTGTCTGGATTAAGTTCAACATTTAATTCTTCTATATCTTTTCCTATAAGGAACCACACAGGATCACCCTCGCCAAAATTAGCATTAATATAATGCATTAAATGTTTTCTTTTAAGCTTGCCTACTCCTGTTTTAGCTGCCGTTTCACTTCCAAAAAGCTGCAGCTTAAATTCTCTGTTTCTGTTCATAATTACCTCCTATGAATCTAATGTATATTGAATAATTATCTGTAATTGATACCTTACCGGTCCAGTTACCTCATCATTCAGATAAGTTACAAGCATTGCATTAGCACAGTTCATCTTCTTAACATGACCGTGATATAACTCATGCCCATCACCTTTAGTAATCTCATATTGATTTTCTTCTACATTCTCAAGGTAGAAAGCCAGTTCATCAAGAAATGTACTATTACTTAATCTGTCATAGTCACAAGATGCCTGACAGGTTGAATACATAATCATATCCATCTGTCTTACCTGTCCTCCAAGCACATCTTCCTGTATCTTGCTGTCTCCTGTTACAAAGAGCCCGGTTTCTCCTTCAGTATTATCAGAAAAATCATAATGAATATTGTTGGTAAATTCATCTATTCTTGGATAGTTCATTATTATTTCTTTAGCTGCTTCTAATACCGTCATAGTTTGTTGGCTAATGCCTGCGCTCCTTTCAGTATCTGGTCTTTCTTAGCTTTTTTCATTCTCTCGAAATAAAAAGCTCCTCTTGTCGGTGCTCCCTGATATTGTAAGTCTCTTGCTGTTACTATCTTTTTGGCATCTTTCGGTGCTGTAGGTTCATATATCATAACTTTACCTTCGTGCTGGAAACGTGCATAAGGCGTATCAACATTAATTACACCAGAACCTATAACCGTACTGGTTATCATGCTCTGGATCATATGTCCTTCATCTCTTGGTATCATAGGCGACATCTGTTTCATAACTTCATTATCAATAAAAATCTGCACGGGCCCTCCCTTTTGAAGTCCTTTTCTTTTATTGGGGAAGTCCTTTAATGTAGCCTTAAAATTGCCTTTGCACTCAAATTTCATACTATCACCTGCAATTCAGTTCATAATGCTGCATATTCCTGCTTCCATAGCGCTTATCTGCGACCTTAGTAATCTCATATACCCTTGCAAGTTTCTTTAGCTGTTTAAGGCTGTCAGATATGCCCTTGTCGCTTGTATTATCAAACTCAAGTTCACATCTTCCTTTAACAACAATATCTCTGCGAACAGTAAATACCATATTATCCGTTTCCGGTATACATATATACACTTCATCCGCTCCGCTTGAGCCTTCCTTGCTTGTGTTCTTCTGTACACTATCCTGCCAGAACACCTTTTTAATGTAATGTCTTTCATATCCATTATTTGCAAATGAATACAACGTCATATCTGAATTAGTGTACATCTTCCGTCTCCTTTTTCTTGGCCGGCTTTGATTCTTCAACCACATATCCGCTTTCTTTTAAAACGGAAACAACATAATCATTGTTGCTATATCCCACTCCATTCTTAAACTCTATTCCATATAGAATCTCATTCGTTTTTCGTGGGGCTGTTATCTTATATTTCATGGGTACATCCTCCTGACATCACGCGGCTTAATAAGCCTGTGTTAGACAAATACATATTAACAAGTTCCTTAATATCCGTTTTTAATGTTTCTTTCCGTGTAGCACAACTTTCGTATGAAACAGAATAATCACCAACTTTCTCAGATGTTATTTCCTGTGTCTCTGTTGTCTTATCATATCTGCACATCTTTTCAGCAATAGCACATGTACACTGCTTCACTTTGTCTGGAATATACTTAACATTTTCTATGTTTCCATATGTGTAATGACTAAGCCATATTCCAGCCTGTTCCGCATAATAATCAAAATCGGAGGCGCTAATAAGCGCCGTCCTGCCTGACAGGTAGTTATCTGTATAATAACTATAATCTGCGTATCTCATTAGCACCTCCTATATTAAGCACTTGGCAAAAGAACAGAGAACGGACATCTCTTTGTCTTATCTTTCTCTTTAAGGTTTACAGGGTTTGGTATCTCCCAACCAAGTCTCATAACAGCTCTTAATGCAACCATATCATTCTGCATAAGGTTGTATACGATTTCCTTTGTAGATGGGTCCTGAATAACACCCTCTGTAAAAATCTTATATGTAATATCCTGTCGAATAGAATATACAAGCTGGTTAAAATCTCCTCCGATCATAAGTGCTTTGGTCGCATCAAATGCTCCATTAAGAGGGAAATACATAGGACTTCCATCCAGCGCATACTGTGTTGAGCCCTGCATATCTGTTTTAAATAATGGATGTCCATTCTTATCGACAATGCCTCTTAACTTAGCTCTCATGGTAGAATCTGCAATATAGCCATTAGGAAGATAACCTGACTTCTCAATGTTTGCGATTGTGCCGCCCTCTCCCATAATGTCTGTATAAAGATCTGCTGTTAATTTCTTAGTAGCTCCTGCAGCTGTTGCTGTAGTAACGACATCATCTCTCCACTTAGCTGGCTTATCTGTTCCAAAAAGAATTGCTCCATCAATCTTATTGGCAAACGCTTCTGCAACTCGCGGCTGAACCTCTCCCCAGAGATCATAATCTGCATCATCAAGAACTGCTTCCGGAATTGGAATAATAACAGCAATTTCCTCTGCGTAAATTGTTTTCTTATCCCATGCCTGTCTTGATGTCTGTTTCATGCCTGGTTCTCCATTAACGAAATATGCTAATGGGAGCATATCGAGTACCGGCATAGACATTCTGTTACTTGTCATATTAGGTAACTTTCTACCTAACTGTAATACCGCCGAGCCCTGAACAGCAGCCTGAATAATGTCTTTGCTTACCTGTTCCGGAATAAGTGAATTAGCATCTTCTCTGCTTATCATGTCCCCTTCACCGAATCTCTGTAAATTTAATCTACTATTTCTGTTCATCTTTACCTCCAGTTTCTCTTAAATGCAGCTTTTAAAGAATCATTAATCTTCTCATTGTCAGTTCTTGTATCAGCATTTCCATTTCCAGATACACCAGTAGATACTCGTACACCTGCCTGCTGTTCTTTAAATCTTGGATTATCCTTTAAGAACTTATCTGCTGCCGCATTAAAATCTGTCTTATCATCAACCATCTGACTGACCTTAAATGTTACATAATCCAAATCAGCTTCTTTTACTTTCTTCTGTCGTAAAAGGTTCTGATTTTCCAAGGCTGCAAGTTTTGACTTGGCCTCGTCTCTTTCTCTTTCCAAAGCACTTACATTAGGCTTTGCAGCTTCCTTCTTTGCCTTGTAATCCTTAAATGCCTCTTCTGCTTCCTGTCTAGACATGCCCTGCTGTGTAAAGAAATTCGAGAGCGCTGCTTTTTCTGCTCTCTCTGCTCTTGCAGATGCAATCTCTTCTGCCTGTTCAAAGCTATAGCTACCATGTGTTTCTTTTCCGGCTGCTCCAGTTACATCCCCTCCGTCGCCGTCACCAAAGAGCTGTAAATTTAATTTTCTTGTCATAGAAAACCTCCTGTTATTCCGTGTTTAATGCCTCTCACGTTTCGGCACGAAAAAAGGCGCGACCATTTCTGACCTCGCCTTGATTTCGATATATTTTTTTCATTTTAAAGATTAACACACTTGAAGCGGACAAAACGGACAAACTTTTTATAATTTTCGCAGATTGCCCTTGCACCTGTCTCAAATGCCCTTAATAACAGGGTTGTATCCGCATCTGGATTCTTACATTTCAACTCCATATATCCGTTTTCCTGCCTGCATATGCACTCATCTTTCGTCAAATCCTCTATACTCATAACACATGTCTGACTTATAGCTGATACTGCAGCACACACAATATCCTTTCCAGGTTCAGCATATCCTGCATGTCCATCTATTATAAATCCATTATCGTACATCTGTATCAATATCATATTACACCCTTCCAAGACCATCTACTGTTACTCTGTCTCTTCTCTCTTTCATTCCCATTTCTGCTGCAAAATCTGTATATTCAGCACTGGTCTTTCTATATTGTGCCCTTGCCGCCTTTATCTGTTCCTGTTCTGCCCCTGACTGTTTTAACAGGTGTATATCCATTCTCTGTTTTCTCATTAGTGCTTCAAGCTGTCTCATTCTCTGTGTTATCTCGTATGTAGTGTACTCCTTGCCATTGTACTCTCTTTTTCTGTTCTCTTTAGCATTCATCTCATCTAATTGCTTATCTGTATAGAGTCTTACAGACACATCAGGAATAAAAGCCCAAAAATGATGATAACAGTTAATGCCACATAAACCCAAAGGATCTACGCCATAACCCGTTGTTTGTACAAAATCTGGATATTCTTCTGCTGCCACTTCGTCTCCTTTCCGTTGCACTGGTGCAACTTGGGTAAAAAAACAGCCACCGGTCTCTCAACTGGTGGCTGTTTAACACAAATATCTAAGCTATAAAATCTCCGGCCAATCCGTTAATTTATCGCTTTCTTCTCTGAGTCTTTCTTCCTCTTTTTCAAAATCTTCAATAGTCCAGTCAGGATGATGTATCACAACATCCTGATAAAATCTTATTCTATTTCCTGCCATGATATTCCATACTCCTTTCTAAACTCATTTAAAGCCTTTTCATAAGCTTCTCTTGTATTTAAATTATATTCTTTAGCACAATACTTGTCAATTCTGCTATCTAATAACGCTGGTAAAAAAGGTCTGCTTCCTACAGAATACTTATATATTCTTCCATCATGTGTTACAACTATTCCATACTTATATCCTCTATATCCTGCTGCAGTAAAATCACTGCCATTAGGAAGCAAGTTGGTTGGGTGGTTATGTATTCCAATCATTTCCATTTTGCAGTTTTTTACTATACCGCTTTGCTTCTTACTCAATTCTACACCAAGAGCATCTCTTTCCCCCCTTACATTAAGTAAAACCTGTTTATTAGGAACTGTTATTATACACAAACTTTCTGTATCACTGTTGTTATTATTTCTCAGTAATTCTATAGATTTATTATATATCAGATTATTTAATTCATTATCCTTACTAATTTTTTTAAATTTATTTGCATAAGTTTCTGAATTAATATAATCTAAATTTATACTGTTCGAACCAATCCTCTGAGAGTTGTTGCCTATGTATCCTTTCTCATTATGTCGTACAGTCTTTTTTACTCCTGCTTTAACCTTAGCCTCTTCGATAACCTTTTCTATGCTCTCAGGTATCTCCCGACCTTTTTCTTTAGCAAGAAAACCTTCAGCAAATGAATCATTTTTAAGAGTCTGCTCCCCACTTCGGTTCTTATCCAATACAGTATTTACTTCATTTCCTCTGTTCCACTTAAACACGCGCCCCTTCCATACCTGATGTGTAGGTCTGGCTGTCTCGTGCCAGCTTACTTCTACATAATCCGTATGCAGCTTGTCCATATTCTGCTCTGTTACCTTTGCTATAACCTGTGTAACCGCTGTCATTATGGCACGTCTCGCTGCAACCTCTATACGGCTGGTTCTTCCGCTTGCATAATCTATTGTTCGTATCCCAGAGTTGGTCATCTCATTTATAGTACGCTTGATAACCTGACTATAGCTGAATGCTCCACTGGTTATTTCGAATACTGCACGGCTTAAGGTATCTTTATAGTACTTAGTTAGTGGTATCCATGTCTTAACACCTTCCCTCTGTCGTACAAAGCCCATTGTATTAGTTATATTCTTATATGTTCCCTTAGTCTGATCCTTTATTGCCCCTATAAATTGTTGGAGCTGTTTGTTGTCTTTGTACGCAACAAAATCAGCTCCAACCGCTTTATATAAATTACTATCCCTGTTATACCCTCTCTCAAATACGTCGCCAAATATATCTTCAATTTCAGAGTATGTAAGCTTTAATGTCTTTTCAACATACCGCTTTATCATTTTTTCACTTTCGCCCATCTTAACAAGCTGGAATATATCATATTCTGCCGTTGCTGTTATCATGTTGTTTTCTTTTATCCTGGCAACAATATCTTCCAGTATCTTAAGTTCTAAGTCTGAAAATGCCTGCTCTATTGGCTTAGGCATCTGTTCCATCTCTTCCTGCGTCAATGCCATATGTTATCACTCCAATACTGTTTCCTGCTCTGGAATTTTCTTCTGTGCCTCTTCCAGTGTTTCCCCGTAGTATTTAGATCTATATTCTGCCAGAGACATTACCCCCATAGATACATCATTTCTATCTTCTTTGCGGATTGTGTCTTTATCCTCAATTATAGAATCATCAAAATCTATATTTACCTCTGCCTCTTCATTTACTCCTGCCCCTATACTGTTACCAAGCCGGCATATTATTGCTATAAGCTCTATAATAACATTATTCAGGATAATCTCATGTTTTTTAATTGTTCTGTACATATCACTATTCTCAGATATTACCTGCGTTGCTGTGGTTATATTGCCATTCTCAAATTTATAGTGTTCTGTACCAAAACCTGTCTTTACAGAAAGAATATTAAGAAAATCATTAATACCTTTATTGTGAGCTTCCGCCCTTATCTCCATATTACTTTCAACAATAGGCCTTTTATCGTCCATATTCTCTTCTGGCAGTTTATAGAACACAACATCGTCTGGGTCAAATTGCTTGTTTCCACCAATTGTTTCCTGCATAACATCATGGCTTACATATATTCGCTTCTTTCCGAGTACGAATTCATTGACATAACTGTCATACGCTGTGTCACATCCCTTTAACTGGTCTATTGCATTTGCATATATTGCAATCCCCATAGGATTGTCTTCATCAAAATTATTGGCTACATTGAGCTTGTCAATTACAAACTGTCTCTTGCTGCTGCCAGTATGTATAACAGGAGTCAGGTTTTGGAACGGCGCCATGCCTTTCCATAGTGCCTGTTCTACTTCCGTGCCGGCTCCCTTTGTTGCCTCCACAACGTGGTTATGTATTACATACTCTCCATTCTCTATAGCATGTATCTGTATAACAGCATATTCCTTTGTCTTATATGTCTTAGGAAACACGAAAGCACATTCTTCTATGTAGTCATTGCTCCAGCTAAGGGGATATATATTATCTGCTGCCACATAATCAATTTTTACTTCTCCATGTCCTGCAATAAGCTCTCCAGTCTCTTCATTTGCCATTGCATTTGTTATATACGGCACATATGCTACAGTCCCCAATGCAGCCTTCTTCTCCTGATATGTATTTCCCAGTACCTGCCAGTTATTTTTCTTAAGAACATCTTTAACATATTCACTTGTATGCTCATCATTTACCGTTATCGCTACATGCTCATTAAGCAAAAGGTCAGCTATATCTTCACTAAGCTTTTTAGCCATTCCCATAGCCCCTCTTTTGCAGTTAATATACTTCTCGCCGGAATATATCTTGTACGAGTGGAATCTTCTTACATTGGATCTGTACCAGCTTTTCCATTCCTCTATTTTGCTGTAAAAGCTCGTATCTATTGTATCGTAACCATATTTCTGTAAAAATTTTGTAATTATCATTTAGTCCTCCTGTTCTGCTATTGGTAAAAAGTACTTAAGATACTTCCACATTCCCATAACCGCATAACGCATAGCATCCATGCAGTGGTCATTTACCTTTACTGGTACTTCTTTCCCCTGTTCAATTGATTTGGCATCATATTCGTATGTACCAGCTTCCCGTGTAAGATTCTCCTGTGTTGGAGACACCTCTAACACTCCATATGTCATTATTTTTTGTGTCCTTGATATTCCCAACGCAACATCATTTTGAGCATCTACTATCTTTACAGCTGGGCATTTACGCTTTATTTCTTCCGCAAGACCTTTAGCGGAAGGATCTATATACACAATGGCTGTTGCTATTCCATATTCTTTCTGCAGCTCTTCAAAATATTTTTTGAAATCTGATGCATACTCTGATGGGGATTTCTGTTTGCCTTCATCTCTTCCAGAATAATAGTATTCTTTAAGCCCTCTGAATTTTTTCTTTGCAACATCTAAGCCCCATGCCTCATAGGTTGTTGCGTTCATCTGTCCATAATCCACTCCAATCGCAACTGGATAAACAGCTCTTGGAGGTTCAACTATCATATTCTGGTTAAACATGTAATATATGATTTCATCTATTCCGGTACTCTCTCCCAGCCACACCCAGCGATATTGTTTTTCATCAGATTCTTTTAACGTCTCCGCTGTCTCTATAAGGTCCTTTCCTACCCACTCTGGAGGAACATCTTTGTATGTCGTGTGAATATGCACACAATCTGGACGCTTCTCCATCTTTTTACACCACTCCACGATTGGAGCATTGGGATTCTTGGGCGGATTGTATAGATATATCATTTGGAAGCCACCATTATTTCCTCTGGCAAATGTCGCCTCTATGTTTAAAAGCTCATCTTCTCCATCTCCATCATCAAAGAATTCTGTAGCTTCATCGATGATTACCAGTTTTATAGGCCTATCCTCATCTATAATACCTTTTGTATCGTCGATACCATCAGAGCCTGCAAAATACATCGTGTTCCCATTCTTTAAATATTTAATCTCCATGGGACTCTTGGTTATATGGAATTTGCTCTTAGGTACTTTTAATCGGCTAATTCCTCTAAGCATCTCTTTATACACGGTCTTTCTAAGCTTATTGTGATGCTTTCTAAGCACTACAACCGAACCTTTTTCCGAAGAAACAACCTGGTAATCTCCCCTTATCGCTGCAAAGCTGGATTTCGTTCCAGCTCGGCCAGATGTAAGAATGATATGCTTAATACTCCGGTTATTAAATAACGGCTGGTATTTAGGTATTATCAAATCACTTATCCTTATTTCAGACATCGTTAATAATCACCACGCTTTCATCTTCTCCATCATCTTCCTTGTGCTGCAGCTTATCTCTTTGTGCATTTAGCAGGTCAATTTTTGCTTTCTGCTCCGCTGTGGCCATATCCATATGTGCCGCAAGCCAATCAAGCGCTTTTAGCTGGTCATGCATCTTAATTTTTATTCCATTCTGTCCCTCTGATATTTCCGCCAATATACTCGTATCCGTGTAATCGGATTCTTTTAAATCAACATAGGAATATTCATTTATTTTTTGCTTTCCCGTATTAGGATCTATAACAGGAATGTCCCTTCCATCCTTCTTAACCCACATCGGAACCCTTTTCTTTCCAAATGTTACATAATCCCCAATATCTGAGAACGCTATATCCATATACTTCTGGAATATATCTTCCTGAGTTAAATACTCCCTTGTTATCCGCTCTTTTTTAAGAATATCTATCATCTCTTTAATCTTAGGATTCTTTAGTAATCTGCAGCCCTCTACTGCCGCCGTACTGTAAGAACAGTTATATGCTTTTAAATATGCTCTTGTTGCATTAAAGCATCTAACAAAATACAAACAAAAAAGCCGTTGTTTCTCAGTCAGATTGGCATTATCCTCTACCATCTGAACATCATTCACAACAGCTTCATTTTTTGTGTGCACACCTTTTTCAGTTTGTGTGCATACTTTTTCAGTTTTGTGTGCACACTTTTTCTCCTGTGCACTTTTATTGGCTTTCGTCCAGCCATACCTTGTTTTCCAGCTTTTTATAGTATTAATACTTACACCATACTTCTGTGCCAGTTCCTTATATTTCATGCCGGATATATAATCAAGTTGCGCCTGTTCATAGTTTGGTGCATTTGGCAATATCATCACCTTCCTTTTTAACCAAAAAGCTCCGACTGCTGCCAATGAATCTCTTCACTAGCATACTGCCGGAGCTTTTCACAATAATAATTTGGAGAAGGATTATAGCTTATGTTTGACATCACATCTATTCCAAGCTAAATATTATCACACCTCATACGGACAAAACGGACAAACTTATTTTTCTTTCAGATATCTTTCCATTTCTTTTCTGCAGCTTTCCGCTGTACAATTCTTCCCCATATGCATAGCCACCTGATGCCATGTCATTCTATCGGTATACTTAAGGCGCATCATACGTCTCATCCTCACATTAGGCTCTTTCTCTATCAATTCTTTAATCTGCTCAAGAATCTCATCAATCTGTGCTTTTTTTAATATTTTCATCTGCAGTCTTGTTTTTTTCTCTGAATAAGTCTTATGTGGAAACCCCTCTATGACATAATGCTGCTTACCTCCGTTTCCACCAGATACACTATCTCTCTCTGTATATCCGCCCTTACATGTCATATTATCAATATCTTTCTGAATTTGCGTAATTTCTCTCTGTAAATCTTCCAGCTCTCTTATCAGATCAGGATATTGTTTTAATAATTTCTTAATATTGTTCAATATGCATCACCTTCCTCATTCTATCTGCTGCCAATTCTTCCTTATCTAGGATTTCCAAAATATAATACTGCTTATCCGGCAAAGCTCCCCACTCTGGTCTCCCTTTTCCAATTCTTAATCTGCATCTTGCTTTTATTATTTTAGAATTCTTGGAATAACCATTACGAAAAATAACCTCTTGAACGCCGTCTTTCCTTATCTCCTCTGGTACTGCATCACCTTGCAATAACACATATGTGTTTTTATCTGGGAAAATGCTTGATGGATATATGGTTACAGCTCCGAACAGATTCTGGAATCTTGTTTCGTAATATTCTTTTATGTCTCGATACTCTTCTTTCTTCTCTCCTGAAAGAATCATATCAAACCATTTTTTCTTGATTGGCAATATCAGCATTATAAACCACCTGCCTTTACTATCTTGGTTGCCTTTTTAAACCCTATGATAAGATAATCATCATCTTCAGGTTCTTGTAGCGGACCAAGCTCTGAACATGTGTCAAGATCTGCATACGAAAGCTTTTTCTCCTCATCTAACTGTCGCAAAACTTCATTAACATCATAGGCTGTTGGCTGCTCTTTGATTTCTTTTATAGTTTCTCGCATCGCTGAACAACCGCCGCCCCAAAAGCTATCAGAATCTGATTCGCGATACTTTGCATATGCTTCATCATATGCTTCATTAAATTTTAACAACAATTTATCTGCATCAATTAGTCTCATGTTCCCTCCTGATAAACATCTCTCCATCACACCAGAAGTAATCTTCCGCTGGCATGTAGTTCTCTATAACTGTCTTATTGTTACATGTATATGTTCCGTCTGCTGCCACACTCTTAGAACACTGCTCGCAACAAGTATATTCACATAAGTGTTTATGTCGTTTCCTTGGCATCTTCGTACCTCTTATTTCACCCTTCTTTTTCCTGTCACTGTGTCAAAAATCTCACGATATGGTGTTTCACTAAGCACTTCTCCTGTAAGTTTCTTTTTCCGAAGAACGATATCAGCAATCGAAAAACGGCCATCTTTTTCTGTAATCGTAAAGCCATTGTTTCTGTTGTAATCAGCTATTTCCCTAATAACCAATTCTTTATCCTCATCATAAAAAATACAAACATTCGGTCTATCACTACCATTGTGTCTTTTCAGAATTGCGTCATAGATAATATTACTCATCCTCGCACCTCTCAATCTTAAGTATCTCACCAAGATCAGCTTCGTTATTAAGCTCATTTATGTATATTACAAGGCTGTTATCTCTTCCTATTTCTACTGTACTACCGTCTTTCTTCGTTACTTTCCACATACTTTCCCCTTTCTGCTGCCATCTCTGTTGTATTTATCCGCTGGCTTATAGAATGGGCAAGGCTTGTCCTCCTTGGCACAATACATTTCTTTAAGTCCTTTACAATCTCGCTGCTCAAGATTAGCCATTATACAGTCTCTATTCACCATCATTACTACCTCCCTCAAAAAGTTCCTTAAATATTGCAGCAGCCAGTTTATCCAACTTTTCATCTATTTCTTTATCAAGGTCTTTTAATACCTCTTCCTGCTCTTCGTCTGTCATAAGTGCCAGTTCACATGTTTCCCTAATATTTTTTTCAGCGAATGTTTTATCAATACCTGCATTAAGCAATGCCTGATATACAGCCTGTATTGCTGTTCCTAATTCTCCAACAAGTACTATTGGTGTTCCTTCTAATTCAACTCTTCCTTTATTACTTTTAATCATAATCATTCTCCTTATTATTTTATTAGGCAAATCTTAATTGCCCTGTCTTTTCCTCGTTTATACTGCAGTTAGGCATTCTCTGCGCTATGCATAATTCTTTAAGATTAGCTCTTACCAGTGCATTAGGTACCATTGGACTAACAGAATTTCCACATCTCTTAACCTGCTCCGCTCTTGGGTATGTCTTTCCTGTGTAATCATGGTCGATTATGTAGTCGCTTGGAAATCCCTGGCACCCATACAGTTCTCTAGGCTCTAACATTCTTAGTCCTATATCTACAATCTGGTAATCTGTACCTTCTATGGTTACAAGACCGAACCGGTCCTTTGTGGTAATTGTATCGAGAGGATGTTTAATATCCTGTCCTGTAGCATCTCCATAATACTTAACCAGAAATGCCCTTACTTCTCCAAAATGTCCATCGCCTGCTGTTATCGTTGGAAGAGGTTTCTTTATATTTCTTCCGTCACAATGGTTATTCATCTGTATAAGACTCGATAAAACCAGTCCATATCTATTAGAACCATCTATAGTCATAACCGGATTATCTATCGTCTGGCCTCTTACCTCCCCATGAACAGTCTCAGAATGGTATTGAATCAATGTTGGTGCACACAAATAATGTTTGCCGCTTCCGACAATGGTTGGTAATGGCTTATTGATATCATGGATCCTTGGCAACTGTCCTGTTCTTTCGCCATACCCAATAGGCACAATAAATGGTTCTGGATTATCTATAACAAATTTCTTTAATCCCCTGGCTATTCTTTCCATTGTCTTAGATGCTAATGGTCTTACCGCTTTTATTCCATATTTCTCTTTTATCTGTTCAGATGTATCAAATATGCTGGGGCATGGTCTGCTAAAATCTATCTGTGTATATGCTCCAACATAAGGTTTTAGCAGTCCCTTTTTCACATCTTCGCTGTCTGCTGGTGCATGTGTAGGCTCTGGCCATATAATAGGTCTCTTGTCACATCTTGCAACCATAAAGAATCTCTTTCTCATGGTTGGCGCTCCGTAATCTGCTGCCACAAGCTCCCTGAACTGCACTTCATATCCTAAATCCTGCAGCTGGCTTACAAACTTATTAAACGTCTTGCCCTGCTTTGTTTTTATTGGATGATGTCCTCTGTTCAGTGGTCCCCATGTCTTGAATTCTTCTACATTCTCCAACATAATTACTCTAGGTCTTACCAGTCCAGCCCACCGGCATGCTACCCATGCAAGACCTCTTATATTCTTATCCTTTGGCTTACCGCCTTTTGCCTTGCTGAAATGTTTACAGTCCGGAGAGAACCAGGCAAGCCCCACAGGATGCCCATTACATGCCTGCACTGGGTCTACCTGCCATACATCTTCACAATAATGTTTCGTGTTCGGATGATTTGCTTTATGCATTGCAATAGCCTTAGGATCATGGTTAATTGCTATATCCACACTAAAGCCGGTAGCTTCTTCTATTCCGGTGGAGGCACCGCCCCCACCAGCGAAATTATCAACTATTAATTCCCCGTTTATCATATTAAGCCTCCATAAAGTCAAACAGTGTAGGTGTTTCTATCTCATTTTCTGCTTCCTAAAGATATCCAACACCATCTCTGATATAGTCACAGCTCCTTTCTGATATGCTTATTTCTCTGCTGCCCTCATGCATTTGTAGGAGCAGTAGTATTTACCGCGTCTCTTGTACCCCCATGTATCCTTATTTATTGTTATTGCGGATACATATTTACCGCATTGTGCACAATAAAACCCAAAAGCATCATTGCGCTTCTTTACTGGGAGACTTCGCCTTTCTGTCCGGCTTGTCCTCTTTTACTGTTACTGCGTCACCCAGAGCTGATATACAGGCTTCTAAAGACTTACAGTGTTCTTCGATAACCTCACCTAAGCGATTCTTGATATACTCAGTTGCATCATTTGCTATATCTTTCATGCCTGGTAGCTTGTACAGCTCTGTATATCCTGCATAATGGCTTCTGTCTTCGCTAGGCTCTCCCTTAAATAAATCTGCTCCTGTAAGTTCTTCCTTGACTCTGTACATATCCAGTACCATATTTGCACCATCTTCAATTGCAAGCCCCAGCTTGCCTATCTTTAACAATGTTTCCTGTGTCATTAGTTGTCCTTTCCAGCTTTACAGAATCCGATGATAACACTTGCTAATCCTGCTCCGGCTATAAAGCTTATTATCTCTGCAATCATATATCCTCCTACTCCCTGTTGTTCTCTAGCAGGGCATTATAAAATTCAGGGTCCTTAGGCGGACGCTGTTCGTAATTTGCAAATTTTTTTGCGCGCGCAGGCGCTATATTATTTTGTTTATGTTTATGTTTATATATGGCTACGGTTTCTCCTACGCTTTGTCCTACGGATTGTACTTCGGTTTGTACTACGGTTTCTCCTACGCTTTGTCCTACGGATTTGAAAGTACAAATTTTATATTTATTAGGACTTCCTTTCTTACCTCTTTGGAATTCTATAAGACCTGCATCTATTAATCTGTTCCTGTTCTCGACTAATGTAGCCTCTCTTGACATCTGACAACGAGACATTACTCGCTGGTTATCTACTTGTATCCACTCGCACCACCCAGCCATGTTATTAATACTAAGTAATTTGTAGTACAATAACTGCGCTGAGCCCGGCAAGTAATGACTTTCGAGCCACCTTTCAAACCCGTTCAGTTGTTTTATGTAGTCGATTCTCTGTTCTGTCCTCACTGCACCACCTCTTCCAATACCACCTCTATTCGTGGATTATGCTTGTCTGTGAAAAAATGGTCTTCAAAACCTACTATATTGTTCCAGCCATCATTATCCAGAACCTTACACTTAACAAGTGCGTCCTGTATAAACTTATGTGCAACACCTGATATATTATCAAGGTCACGCTTTCTATTTGGCTCATAGAAGGTATATTTAATCCTCACTGGATTATTTATATGAGTACGCTTTAATTTAAGCCTTATTGCGTTAGATATAAGCATCTGATACTGCTGTTTCATGTCATTACCGTCACAATGTCCATTATGAAAACATCTTTCCGCTTTAAGGTATTCATTCAATCCCGGCAGTGTGCCTTTGATTGTAAATGCATAGAACATCTTTCTCCTTTCCGCCTCCCGGTAAGTATGCAACCGGGAGACTGGTTTTATTCTGCTGTGCGAAAAATGTGATATATTCAGCAGTTATAAATAAGACCTTCCATATCTTTCTCTGAAAGCTTCTCTGGCAGGATCATCTTCATTCCCATAAAGACTTCTATAATATTCTTTTTCCCATGCAAGCTGACCTGCTATCTTACTCAGCTTTTCAGCAATGCTGTTATCATGTATCTGCCTTGTACCACCTGCCATATTATGTTCAGCATCACATACAGGTATCTTTACTCCATCTTCTTCTGCAAGTTCCCTGATTCCTATACCGAACAACAGATGATGTTCTGTCTGTGTAGGCTTTCCACAAAAGATACAGAATCCGTTATATTTAGTTAAAACACTTTTCATTCTATACCTCCCCAATCAAATCACTTGACCAGATAGGAGCTTTAAGTATCTTTGTATGCTTGCAGTAATCACAGTGTTCACACCTTACCGGATCTATGTCATTATTCTTTAATGCCAGTATCTTAGGCACATTGTTCTCAACTTCTGCAAGAGCTTCATCAAGAAGAGACTGTTCACATGCTATAACCTGTATATCCGGCTCTTTCTCCTTTGATACTGCTGCTATAAAGAATGGCAGTTTCTTTCCTGTATTAATTTCCACAACCTTCTGATATACAGCTCCCTGAAGGTAATATCCCCACTCATGTAGAAAATTCATGTTTCCTGCATCAGCATGATAGAATGTCTTGGTTATGCTCTGGCATGTCTTAAGGTCAACAATGCACTTATCCTTAATATAACTGTCAATCTTAATTTTCCATTTAGCACCAAACATATCAGCAGTCATTATTACCTGCTTTTCTCCGCTCATATATGCCATAAATAACTCATCTCGTTCACATCTGTTAATCATTTCATTTGCCTTAATATATTTAGCCATAAGTGAACCGTCTTTCTTAAACATACATGGATGCTGTGCCTTGAATACATCAAGCGTTCCCTCAAAATGTGCATCAACATAAGAACCAACCATAAGAGCATCTGAATCTTCCATATTCTCAACCCATTCTTCATTGAGTTTAGCCATTGCATAGGCTTCACAACCAGGACGACCAAGCGAGCCAATAAAATTTTTATACTGAGATACACTTAAGTATTCTCTGTCCGCATCTGTACTGTAATAATTTTCACTTGTCAATATCATTCTGCAGCACCTCCCATAGGATTAGGAACTTCCTCTTCTACTGGGAAATAATCTTCCGCTTTAGCCTGTCCATCCTTAAGGGCTTTATATACTCCTTTTAGGTTAATAAATTCATCTTCTCCGAAATCCGCACAATTACGTTCCGCATACTTTTCTATCTGTTCTCTTGTAACTTTGAATTCAACTTTAAATGCATTAATAAGCTTGGTTACTCTTTCATTAATAGGCTCCTTGCCTATTCCTTTTCTAACAGTTTCTTTACACTCTCCAACAGCCATATCAACAACATCTCCTGGTATAACTCCAAGAATGCAGGCTCTCATTCGTCTTGCACCAAAATTAGCTGTTGCCTCATAAATATCTCTGCTGTCTGTAAGCTGATATGTACCCTTCCTAGTGTCTCTCTTATGCTCTACTGTAAATATCTTGGTAACTCTTGTATTTGATTCCAGATCCCAGGCATAAGCCATCATCTCTGAAGAACCATTCTTCTGTTCAAGTTCAATAACTCCGTAATCAATATTACCCCAGTTCTGAGCAAGAGCTTCTGCAAGCCTTATAGATGGTCCCATAACAGTCTGTCCGCCCCTTGGATAAGAATATATAGCCTGCTCTGCTAAAGTTGCTCTCTGGCATGTTCTCTTGATTCTCTCCATTGCATCATATTCATCTCTTGGGAACTTCTTGGCCATTACTATTGCTCCCTGAACTTCCTGTGCCTGTCTGCTTATCATCATCTCTGTCTGTGATGTTTTAGGAACAGCCATCTGCTGTCCCATCGGTATCATACTGTCCATTAATTAACCCTCCTATAATTCTGTAACTATTAAATCTGTATCATCTGTTGTTCTTGTTGCTATAAACTGCAGTCCCTTGTCCTTGCATTTCTTATAAAGCTGATTTCTAAGTGTTGTAGAAAGCTTCTCTACACCATCTATAAGCAGGAGCTGTATTCCATTCGGCTTCTGCAAAGCTACATCAATGCATAAATCCAGCTTTTCCCCCTCTGATAAATTACTGATTGGAAGTCCGTTAATAAGAGGTATTCCGTTTTCAACTGAAAGTCCTTCAATTGGTATACTGCATTCCTCCAGTATTTCGCCCGGTAATGTTCGTGCTTTTTCAATCTTATCTGTTAAAATCTGTGACTGCTCTGCCAACTCATCTACCTGATCCTGAAGCATTACCATTCTGTCATACTCATTAATGTGGGCTTTCATATCTTCAATAGCCTGTGCCTGTTTACTAAGTTCAGATGTATCTCTTATATCTCTATCAGCATACTCATTGTACTCAGCACATTGTGCGTTATATTCAGCAACAGAAGCTTCATAAGTTTTATCTGCTATAGCAAGCTTGTCTGCCTTCTTAGATGCAAGACTGCTCTGTTCCTGTCTTAAACTTACAATCTGTCCTTCAAGTCTTGTAATATCCTCTGTTATCTGCTTATCACGAGAACTGAACTCTCTTTCAATAGCAGCTTTTTCAATCTCTCTATCTGCCTCAAACTTACGGATTTTATTATTCTTATTCTCAATTACCTGCTTGGCACGCTCCACAAGCTGATTATCACGCTGAATACTTTCTATCTGTCTATAGATATCTCCAGCAGATGCATTTCTCCACTTCTCAGCGTCATAACCTTCTGGAAGTGTCCTGCCTATATCTTCTATAAACGCTATCTTATTTCTTCTGTCTCTGTCTATATTCCTTCTGTTCTGGTAATACTCTCCATTTTCACTCTGAATGTCATTAAGAACCGCAAGAATATTCTGGTCATAATTAACCCATGCCGGTATCTCTCCAAACCACTGCTTAATAGTGTTCATATCCCAGTCATACTGAATCATATCCAAAATGATTGCATTCTGCTGTTTCTTATCCATAGCCATAAACTCTATTGGATTAAGCTGCAAAGGGGTAAATATCTCCTTAAGAAAAGCTTCTGGGCTTCCTATTTCACTCCCGTTCTGCTTTATAGATTTGTAATCCGCTCTATTAATACGGCTCTTTCTATCAATAGATAATCCGCTATCCGTCTCAATAAGAATTTCTCCTTCAACAGCTCCGCGTCTTACAATTACATCTCTCCCAGATTTATTAGTTAATGCATATCTGATAGCATCAAGTACTGATGATTTACCTACACCATTTGAGCCTGAAAGCTCTATGCTTTCACCATTCATGTTAAATTCCCTGATACCCAGTATGTCTCGAATCTGAATCTTTGTTGTTCTCATTATTTCCTCCAAAATTAAATACCATTTGCCCGTTTCGGGACTCCTTAAAATTACCCATATACTGTCTGCGTCTTTCTTTCTCCTTATCCTGGCAATCACATTTTTCTCCAGGGTCTAAAAGAGCACCACAGTAACTACATTCATAATTCCACATTGCTTTTTACTCCAAAATGGTCTACACTATCATTGAGTTATTATCTGAGTTGCGGTGTTGCCTCACTGCAGCTCTTTTTATATGGTTGGAAGCCTGTAAGCTCCTTCCGGCACAAAGCTGAATATCTCTAACAATCTCAGCCTTGTGTACCATCTGGCAGCCAGCTCCGTATTACCATTCCTAAGATTCTCATTAATTCTCTTGTTGTAAGATATTATTAAACCTACACGCCGCATATTATCCTCCTTTCCTAAATTACAATATCCTTTGGTTCATTCGGATTCGTTAAATCCTTTCCCTCGTTATCCCTGAAGAATCTTTCAAGCTCTGACTTTCTTATTCTTGTATGAGGGATTTTAAGCACCCTTATCTGATTTGCGTTGATAAGTGTATAAACATACTGTTTAGAAGCTCGCATGATTGTTGCCACTTCCTCCACTGTATACACCATATCCTCCGGCTCTCTCTTTATTGTCGCTATCTTCATAAGCCTGCTCCTTTCCTTAATCTATTTCCTCTTAGGTTCATGGCATAACATCAATATTGTTATGCAGATAATTGCTGTTATTGTTATTGCTGTATAATTCATCACTTCACCTCCTCGATAGATAATCACTTGTGTAAACGTTCTTTTACTCCTATACTCTAATTACAGGCTATTGCCGTAGCCGAGTAATCACGAAAGGAGTTTGCTATGGATTTCAATTTAGACAAAACTGATGTTACCAATCAGATATATCAGATGGCTCTTACATATGTCGCAACGCACGAAGATATGAAGAATATGTCACCTGCCGACTTCTGTAAAAAGGTACTTGATGCACAAAGAGAATTCTCAACTATCTGGGGAGATAATAGAGTTAAGTAAATGTATCTTTACTCTCTCTAACAAGTCCTGAGCTTCTCGGATTGTTAATCCTTCTAATGCTTCAACAATCTGAGAAGCTCTTTCAACATTTTCCCCAGCAAACAACCTGCCACCTATTCTTAATTCACCAGTTTCAATATCTCTCCACTGACTTAATCCAACGGCATTTCTGATTCTTTCTGTTCTTTTCTCTGTATCTTCTACCTGCTCTTTCACCCTCTCACCTCCTCGAATAGATAATCAAACTTCACATTAAAGGTCTTACATAAAATCTTTATTTCAAATGTTGTAAATTTCCCTGTTTTTTTCTTGTTTTCATAAGAAACTCTTGATATTCCTAATAATTTTGCCACATCTGAATTTGTATATCCTTTTCGTGCTTGTTCCGCTTCTAAGTTTCTAAACAATTTTGTTTCCTCCTTTCGTGTTTGCATAACGCAAACTTTGATTATAATATAATTGCTATCTGCAAACTTGTCAATAGTTTTCTTTGCATTTTGTAAACTTTTTATTGACATGTTTGCATTTCATTCATATAATCAAATCATACAAATGTTATTCAAGGCGGTGATTAATAATATGGGAGATATTTTTAACGAAAATTTAAAGTCAGCAAGAGAAAAGAAAGGTTTATCTCAAAAAGAAGTTGCTGAAGCTATTGGGGTCGCCAAATCTACATATTCTTTATATGAGAGTGGGAATAGAGAACCTAATGTTCAAACTATAAAGCGAATTGCTGATGTATTAAATGTTTCTGCCGATGTGCTTTTAGGATTAGAAGAACCTCATACTATAGCTGCTCATTTTGATGGAGATGGATTTACGCCAGAGGAATTAAATAAGATAGAAGAATTCGCTAATTTTGTTAAGTCAAAAAGAAAAAACTAAGGGGATGATTTATTGACTGATTATGAGAAATTATTATCCAATGCAAACGATAATAATGTTACAGTTTATGATGACTACAATTTGAAGGGAACTAGAATAAAAGGATTATATTGTGATGGCTCTGTTGCTATAAGTAATAGCTTAAGAACACAAAAAGAAAAAACCTGTGTACTTGCAGAGGAATTAGGACATTTCTACACCTCAACCGGAAATATCTTAGATATGTCTGACACTGGTAACAGAAAGCAAGAAGCTAGAGCCCGTCTGTGGGCATATAACAGACAAGTTGGTTTGCAAGGTATTATTAATTGTTATAAGGCCAATTGCAGAACTTTACATGATATGGCAGATTACTTAAATGTAACAGAAGAATTTCTAAGTGACGCTATTGAATGTTACCGTTCTAAATATGGCATATCCGTGCAAGTAGACAATTATGTTGTTGGATTTCAACCATCATTATATATTATGGAATTATTTGAATAGGAGAAAACATGGGATTATCTGATATATTAAACGCTAAAAAACTTCGTGAAGAAAACGAACAATTAAAGAAAATGATCACTCCAGAAATGCAGACTAGTTTTGATTTATCACAGCATATAGAATCACTAAAAGCTCAGGTTAATGATTTACAGGGACAATTTGATAATTTGAATAATCGCATTAACGATAAAGGACAGGAATACAATAATCTTCTTGACCTTATAGATGAAACAAAATCAAAATTGATTATTATGCAAGACGATGTACTTGTACAAGAGTTTGGTTTGTATACACCTATTTATGATTTCGCCACATCTGATGGCTATAAAGAAAAATTAACAGCCATCAGGGATAGACAGAAACAAATGATAAAAAATGGTACTGCTGCCACTGGTGCTATTAATTGGCAAGTTAATGGTAGCCTACAAAAAGGTTCTAAGATGGTAAGTGATACTCAAAAACTTTTGTTAAGAGCTTTTAATAGCGAATGTGATGAGGTAATAAATAACGTCAAATACAATAATTTTGATATGTCGCTTAAAAGAATTACAACCTCTCGCAACGCAATATCACGACTAGGAAAAATGATGCAGATTTCAATATCCAATGAGTACTATCAGGCTAAAGTAGATGAATTACATCTTGCTTTTGAATATCGTCAGAAAAAACAAACAGAAAAAGAGGAACAAAGAGAGGCTAGAGCTGCTCTTCGTGAAGCTGCCAAGCTACAAAAGGAAATAGAAGAACAACGAAAAGCTATTAATAAAGAGCGTAATCATTATCAAAACGCTTTGCTATCTGTTTTAAAACAAATTGAATCTTCTCCTACGCCTTCTGATGAGCTGATACAAAAGAAAAATGAGCTTGAATCACAACTTGGTGTTATTGATGTGAAAATAAAAGACTTAGATTATAGAGAAGCTAATCAGCGTGCTGGTTATGTTTATGTTATTTCTAATATTGGTGCATTTGGTGAGAATATTTACAAAATTGGTATGACCCGCCGTCTTAACCCTCAAGATAGAGTTGATGAATTAGGTGATGCGTCCGTTCCTTTCAATTTTGATGTGCATGCAATGATATTTTCTGATGATGCTCCTGCACTTGAGAATGCTCTACATAAAGCCTTTGAAAATCGTAAGGTTAATATGGTCAACCATAGAAGAGAATTTTTCAATGTTACATTGGATGAAATAAAAGATGTTATACGACAAAACTATGACAAGACTGTTGAATTTGTCGATATCCCAGATGCAGAACAATATAGAGAAAGTCTGAAAATGAGACAATAGTATATGGAGGTATTAATATGAGTGAAAAAGAACAGTTAT